CCCCCAATTGCAAAGTAAATTACTCTTAAACATGTTCACTTACAAGAACTTAAACTGTGTTTTCCAAAGTTATAAACAAGGACTCGTGTTCTACAAAAATTATCTCAAGTTGAATGATGGTGGCAGTAAGGATGTGGGCTTGGCTCAACAAGGTCACCAATATACTAGACTGACCGGTGAAGCTAACATGGCCCAAGGACATACCGTTGATCCTATCTCTGAACAAGAGGGTAAACGAGGTATTACTGCTGCTCTAGCTACAGGGACTATATACGGCATGCCACAGACTGTAGTTGATGCTGGTAGACAGCAGTCGTATTTTGGTCTAAACCGAGAGTGTGTAAACAGAGACGGGTTCCCAAACTCTACTCTCGTCGCCAAATACCTACGTGAAACAGCTCCCAGCGTTGATATCAAGGAACAGCGCATTAACCTGTTTCAAGACGTTATGTTAGCGGGTGATTTCTATGACAATGCTACTGCCCTGATTGCTGTCATTCTGATGAAAATACATAGAGCGAGGATGTCTAAGCGATTAGCGACTTTCAATCATACATTGAGGTTTAGAGTCGCAGATGTATTAGCTTGGTCACGGATACCAGACCCACGTCAACAATGGGATACACTTAAGACTATGGTTAGGTCTGGCCCTACTGCATGTGGTGTAGCGGATACCGACTCTAATCTATCAAATATTAAACGCGCATTGTTAGACCGGGTCGACGGAATGGAGCCAGAAGCTAACTTGGACACGTATATATCTTACAATGTTAAGGTGTGGAAGATGTATGAATACAACGACGGACATAGTAGGTCAGGCGACCACTTCGGAGACCACTTCGATTTTATATCCAATAGGTATATTGTTCCGCAAAATATCAACCATGCCCCCGAGACTAACGAGATGAACGTCACGTTTTTGCCGAGTGAGGTGCCAAGAGATGATAATGCCATAAAGCATTTGAAGCAGTACAAGTACTGGATAAATACGAGTAACCTAACAGAGAAAGAGTGTATTATGTTGTTGCACTGCCTCAAGGGTAATGTACGTATGTCACCTTTACTTGTGGACCAGAACGTAGATTTCAATCTTATGCCAAATTCTATTGTTTTCGTTGGTCCTGAAGTCAACGTGCTTAACTCCACAAGCTACGACGACAACGATCTATTGGTATTGTTACATAAGTTATGTACTACACATAGATGGCACGAAGATGCACTCAATGCCGCGAAGATACTCAGACCTTGGTACTGTCAACCTAGTACTGAGACAGTAGAGGCACACTGGTGGACACACATCCATCGTGTTTGTAGGTTGCCTTCTCTAGGACTCAAGCGAGCTTCTATACCTTGTTTGCTGCTAGGGGAGGCAGTCTGCACTTCTGTCGAAGCTGTCCGCGAGTACGATGGCATCGTAAACTCTAATGACGGATGTGTCATAGACTCACTACTGTACAATACTGCATGGTATTGGGGTGAGTATATGATTATCATGAACGCTAAGAACATTAGGGAGTTGCTAAAGAATATGCGTTTAAATATTCGCGATGAGCTCGACGTCGCCACACGTGCAAACGCACTAGTTAGTGCTGTACTGGGGCAAGACGTGCCTTTATGTTCATATCAGCATTGTTACACATTCATAAAGGGTGGAATCGACGGTCATAAAACGAAGCATATTCCGATAGGTCATGTACAAATAGAGCATCTTGAGGAGTATGGCTACGCTGAACGTGGTCAAGACGTGCTGTTTAACTCAATGGTAGCACCAGGAGGTATTGCTATGTTATGTGGCCGTGCAGGGTCACTATTAGACGGCACTCCCTATCATGCAACATTTAAAATAAATCCTATGGTCAACGAGTTTGATGATGGCCATACCTACAGGACCATGAACTATGGTGATTTGTGGGCATATGGAGTTGTTGCACGGTGGCAAGGACACAATGTCCGATATAAACACCCACTCAATCTAGGAGCACACCGTATATATGCAGCAAACAATGTCAGCGTGGCCATGCCACCCACAACACCTTGTAAGCTACGCCGCCCCGAGAACTATCGGTTCGTCGGAGTCGAGAGGCGTGACAAATGTTGGGGGTCCGACTTTAGCCACAGACTCTATCAAGAGCAGGTGTTTAGTTGGAGCGTAATACGGTTCGAGGTATTATCTGAACCCGAATGGTTGGCCGAAGTTGTTGTTAGGGAAGACTTAATGCCTAATCTACCAAAGTATTACACTTCAGCTGCCGACATAGTAGCTAATACTCTGGCTAGGTTAACTGCCAGATACGACCTGGCTCTGGCGGGTTTTCACGTGGACACGATGATCGTTGGGATGCCGTTGAGAAACAATACTCAAGCTTCCCAATCTCAGAATGGTGTGGACACAATGGAGCAGCCGAACGACGAGTTACCACCCCCAGCAGACGGAGACTAGCTGAGCTAGATCATATACCGAGGTGTTTAAAGAGGTCCGGAACCAACTCAATTGCATCATGTAGCTTCAGTGAAGCAGAATATGTCTTACTTGATGTAAGACATGGTCATACAGGGTCTGGGACCGTATGGAAGAAGATGACTACTCACTCCGTACCGCTGGCGGCACACTATTTTACTTTACTGGGAATCACTGCATATTACATTCATTCCAAAACCCACTTTCATTTACTTAAAGATGCTGACTTACGATATATCTCACGAATCCAATACGGAGTGTCCTTATTTCCGTATGGACCAGTTAATGATCAGGATATCATTA